TTAATCCCCCGTGGACACTGCGTGGACACTTACGCCACCTTTCAGCGGATTAAGGGCCACCGCATCCTGCAGGTAATCCGGTGCAAAATGCGCATATGCCATTGTTTGCTGAATGGTTGCGTGACCAAGAATCTTCTGAAGCGCAATAATGTTTCCTCCGTTCATCACAAAATGGCTGGCGAACGTATGCCGCAGCACATGTGCAGCCTGGCCTTTTGGTAAATCGGGCTTAACTCTTTTCAGCGCCAGGCAGAATTCCCGGTACTTCACCTCAAACAAGCCGCCTGTTTCTCTGGTTTTGATCGCCTCACAAACTGCCTGCGAAATTGGCACTGTTCTCTTCCGGCCATTTTTGGTTTCAAGAAACGTTACACGGTTATGAACTATCTGTTCACCACGAAGCTTACAAGCTTCACTCCAGCGCGCCCCTGTGCTTAAACACAAAAGCGCAACACGCCAGTAGTCGCCCTCCAGTGTATCGAGCAATAGCGCCACTTCCTTCTGTGACAGGAACGCCATTTCTCGTGGAGATACATAAAGAATAGAAATTCCCCTTACTGGATGTTCTGCATCCCAAAGACCTATTTTTTTCAGCACGGTAAACATTCCAGATAACCGATTCATGTACCTGTTAGCAGATGACGGTTTCAATCCTTCAGCTATCTTTTGAGAACGCCACGCGATAATTTTCAGCTTATCAAGATCCACAGCCTGCATATCAGCGCCAAGCTCATTGATTATGTTGCGCAGTTGTTTTCGGTCTTCTTCCGCCTTACGCCTGTGCTGGCCGTGATACATCCACCACAACTCAAGCAAATCATTTAGCGTTCGACGATCACGGTAGCCCTGTATATATTCCCGCTTTTCAGCGTTCGCCATGATGTAGCGTTCAGTGGCCACCGCTACCGATTTTTTGTCAAATACCTTACGCACGCGCTTTCCCTTGCGTCCGTTCGGCCTGATGTCCAGCAAATAACGACCATCTTCGAGCTTCTTAATCGACATTACGAAGCCCTCCAATGAACCGCTCTACAATTTCTCCAGCCTCTTTCCAGCAATAATCAGACCAGACAAAAAGCAGGTCTAACCAGTTTTCTGGCCTCAGCGGGATAATTTTTGGATTGTTTCGGTTGAAACGCGATCTCCCTCCGAATTGCAGGAACCATCAAGAGAGAGAGCCGGAGAAATTTGCCCGACCTCCGGCATCGTTTCATCTGTTGATAACCAATAAGCATACTTCTTAAATTTAGGGTGTTTCGTAACCTTAAGTAAGGCACCCTCTGTTACTTGCTTCCCCCTCACCTCATAGTTAGTTACCGTCCCATAAGGCAGCCCAACACAATCCGCAAACTCCTGGCGGGTCATACCTTCTGCTTCACGAATCAGGCGAAATTTTTCACCCATGCTTGACAAAGATGCCATATCGGGCATATCCTCCATCGCAACATGCCACATCGGGCACAAACATAAAAGCACTCAAATAAGCCGATATAAGCCATTTTGAGCCATTCGAACGAATTAGGGAGATTACCACAATGAGCGAATCAGAGCTTGGGGGGTTCATTCAGGTAGCACCATATCCACTTGAAGCGGTGCCATATCAACTATTCGCCAAGATGATCGGCCGCAAGGAATCCACAGTCAGAACCATGATTGACGCAGCAAAGCTACCGACAATTGATTTTGTGAAACCAGGTTCAGTAAAGACGCGTGCATCAGAAAACTGGGTATATCTGCCAGCATTTAACGAAGGCATGCGCAAAGCGTTTTTTGAGCAACCGAAAGAACGCCGCGACGCATGGTTGTTGTGGCTGGGACTTTAGTCATAAATGACCAGCCATATCATCAGCGCCATTCTGACCCTTGTTTTTATTGAGATAGGCGTAATAGAGATCTATTTGTTTCGCAAGTTAACGGGACATGAAGAACGCTTTATTGAACTCAGCATTGAATATATCGCCGCTTATACCAAAGGACTTTTCCCGGCAGCTATTGGGGCGATGTTTATAGCGTTTGTTATCTGGTTTATCGGGTGAGAAACCTGACAACCCACAACTACTGCAATGAGGGTAATTATGTGTGGCATGGACAAATTGGACCTTATGTTAATTGTAATACTATCAATTAACTTCGGTTACCTCTTAAGCGGCGCAATTCTCATGTGCGGAGGCAAACGAAAATGAACCAGCAGTCCGCAAAACGTGAAAACAATGCGATGCGATTTAATCGCAAATATTTTGAGTTCGGCCTCTATGCCGGAATAATTAAATCTGTACAGAGTCTTTAACATGAAACAGCAACGTAATTCACGCTTTCGCAATGGTGCAGAACGCCACGCTAACCGTTTTGCTACCAGTGCATCACGCAGCAACATCCGCTACAGCCTGAGTGATACACACGCAACGCCGGATGGCTACCCAGTAAAACAAATCGGCGAGCATGCCTGGCTGATTGAGAAAGCTGGAATCGTGATCCACAAATGCCCACGCAATCCGTTTACCGGAAACCGCATTTTTGCTCTAAGCAGTGGCGACAATCAGTTCGGGCAGGATTTCACATTATACGAAGCACTTCGCACGGTTGATCGTCTGCTTCGCGGGCAAAGTTTTATTAAACAGGCTGATTTATAACAGGTGCTTTATGACCAAAGACCATGCACAAGGTGTATTTATCCGTTTTATTGATTTTCGCGGTGAACTGTTATTACGTGCATCCGCTATTGACGGAGTAACTCCGGCGGGTAAAAACGGAGCCGACGAAGCCACTTACGTTTATCTGAACGGCACGCGACTGCTTGTGGAACTTCCGTACCAGACCGTACGAGAAATCATTAGCGAAGCTGAAAAGGCACGCCAGGTTAATGGCGATGAACCCTATATCGAAATTATTTGTATGGATTCAGAAGCTGAAATACAGAAAGCAGATTAAAGGGCGTTGTGATGGGCAAAGAATATAAAACTCTCATTAACAAAGCACTTGAGCGTTTTTATTTTCGCTTAAGTGCATCAGGCGCTCATGCTGAACGTGCGGCCCGTGACTCATTGACCAGAGCAATCCGAAGTCTGTATGACGTGGCTTTTTACGCTGATGATCTGGATGCACTTAACGAACTTTCCGAGCTGATCTGTGCCGCAGAGTGCGGGGAACATATTGAACCGTATAAGCTGGGGAATATCGCATGAGTATATTTATCTCATGGCTTGTTCTGATTATTTCGGTGGCCTGCGCTATTGGGATTATGCGAATTATTCATTCAATAAAAAAGATTGAACGCTTTTTCACTGGCGAATAACAGAGCAAATAAAACCACAAATTAAATAAGAAAATGTAAAACAATCCGCATTCGCGGAGGTATTCGCACACGCCAAGGAGGCGTAATGGCAATTAAGCATTTTCCTGTCGTTCGTTTTACCTCCAGAGGGCGTGAATACGAAGTCGACGAACGCCTGATTACCACAATCGACAAACACCGTTCAGAAAAGGATGCACATCACATCTATCTCACTGACGGCACTTACTTCTGCGCCACGAATGTGGTGCGGGTGAACCTTATCCGACAGGTACAGGAGTCACGCAGATGACCATTCTGGACTATATCGCCGCCAATCCGGGGTGTAGCGGTGGAGAAATCGCCGCAGCACTGAATACCCCAACCACAGCCATTAATGCGGAGTTACGCCGACTCTGGCGCAGCGGTTCAGTCATAAGAAAAGAGCGCAAAACAGGCGGTCGCTTTTCTTACCAGATAAACCCGATGCCGTTCGGGTGCGGCAATCCACTTACCAACATGTTTAACCAGCTACTGAAGGAAGCCAGAGCATGAGCGCCATCAACCACCAGGAATTACGCGAACTGGCGACTGACCTGCAACGAATGGCAACGCCTCAAAAATTACTGGCGTTTCGCGCAATGCTCTCGCCGTCTGCTGTGCTGGCGCTGCTGGATGAGCTGGAGCACGCCAGAACCACACCTCTCGCCATTCGCCTGACGCTCCGTCATGAAATCGAGGATTTCTGCGCGACGTTGGAGGCGCCAGGCGAACCGGAAACGCCGGAAGCAATACAGCAAGAGCTGCTGCAACGCATTGACAAGGTTTTTGATTTTTTTCTGAACCACTAAGAAACCAGAACATGCACACACAAAAAAACCGCTTGCCATGCCGCAATCAGTCAGGTTACATTTCCGCTGCACCTCACAAAACGGGTGCCGGGTTTCGCAGCCTGCTGACTACACAAGCGCACAACCGCGCCAGCGGTTTTTTTGTGCGTACTGTATTGCCACGTTTTTTTCGCGTCAGAATTATGGCGGGGCGTACGGGGCCGACTTCGGTCGGGCCGGGTTCTTGTGTAGCCGGTACTGCGAACCTCGTACGTCTCGCCACCCACAGTTTCGCAGCTCTGGATGGTGAGTTTTCACAACTTACTACACAAGGGGCCACACCATGGCAAACCGCAAACCACACCGCGCTATCGCGGAGCGTCGTCACATCCAGACTGAAATCAACCGCAGACTTTCCCGCGCATCACGCGTCGCGCAAATCATGCACATCAATATGCTGCATGAGCGCAGCCACGCACTATCAAACATTTATTCCGCCTCTGTTTTCAGCTATCTGGCGGATGATCTGCACGAGCTTCAACAGCTCATCCAGCAGCAAAACAAACTCCATTAACTCCTGTTCCGGGCCTTTCCTGCACCTTGCGGCGGGAGGCCTTCGCACATCTGTAACAAGAGGATTGCCGCAATGATTCTCGCCAACGACTTTCTTGAATACCTGCTCAACACAGAACGTGATCTTGCCGCTCGCGTGCGTGATCGTTATGACATGTACCTGAAATCCCTGCCTGTACCGCAGCTCGCTGACGGAAAGATTGTTATTGATGGTCGCTACATGATTGACAGCCACGAGGGAAATTACAGGCTTTACCGCATTGAAGGTGGCACCCCGTCCGTTATTGGCATTTACCAGCGCCCATCCTCTGCAATCGTCGATGTGATTGCCGACAGCATCCGCATCACACATCGCCATGCCGACACAGAAGACACCATGCTGGAAATTCAGCGGCTGGCTACAGTCTGCCGCGACACCCTGAATGGCATGACGAAGTAAATCACTATGACGGCAGAGTACATCAGGGACTGGCAACAACCGCGCCACGCAGTGGGGCGTGAAGGAACGGGGATCCCCGCTCCTGAATCCGCGCTTTCCTCCTGGCTGGATGCCTACCGGGTAGAGAACGAGCACCGCCAGGAAATGGCTGATGCGGCGTTCTCCGCAACGCCGCTGGGCAACCTGATTAATAAAAGCCTGGACGCACAGGAAAAACAGGACAAAACCATCACACTGGCAGGAGATGCCAGAAAACAGGCACGCGGCGCGGTGGATGAAGCCATGGCCTCGCTGCGCCTGCTGCCGTCCTATCTGCGCGATCCGCTTATTCGCCACCTCTCCTTCCTGCGCAAAAAACAGGAAGCCGATCGTCAGAAAGGCAAAAAGAGCTGGCAGGCTGAACGCTACGCGCGCGGAAACCTGCGCAAAATATTCGAACGTCTGGAGCGCACCGATCACCGCTGGCTGACACAGGGTTATCGCTCCCTTGCCGGACGCGAACGCCTGGACGATTTGCTTTACCTGCCGCAGCTCAACAAACACCAGATACAGACACTGGCCACCATGACGGCGGCGATGTTCAGCAGCACCTTCGAAAAACTCTGCGATGGCTTTGGCGCGACCGATGGCGAACTGACCATGGATGTAACACTGAAGGCGTATCAGATGCTGGCCCGCATGGCGTTACACCTGCACGCCATGCCTCCACATTATGACGCACTGACAACAGACAAAGACCGGAGGAACGAACCGGACACGGAGCTGCTGCCGGGCGCAATCCTTCGCCTGACCTGTGCAGAATGGTGGAAACGCAAACTGTGGCTGTTACGTTGCGAGTGGAGAGAAGAACAACTCCGCGCCGCCTGTCTGGTTTCCAGAAAAACATCGCCCTATCTGAGCCAGGACGCGTTAAGCGAGTTTCGCGCACAGCGCGAGAAAACACGCGATTTCCTGAAAAGTTTCATGCTGGAAAATGAAGACGGGTTCACGATTGATCTCGAGACGGTGTATTACGCGGGAGTAAGTAACCCGGTTCACCGTAAGGCAGAAATGATGGCCACCATGAAGGGGCTGGAACTTCTGGCCGAAGCCCGTGGCGACAAAGCGGTGTTTCTGACTGTCACCTGCCCGTCAAAATACCACGCCACAACAGAGAACGGTCATCCGAATCCCAAATGGAACGGGGCCACCATGCGCGACTCCAGCGATTACCTGGTTAACACGTTTTTTGCGGCGGTCCGCAAAAAACTGAACCGCGACGGTCTTCGCTGGTATGGCATCCGCACGGTGGAGCCTCACCATGACGGCACCGTGCACTGGCATATGATGGTCTTTGCTCATCCGGAAGAAATCGACAGCATCGTGGCCATCACCCGCGATATTGCCATTCAGGAAGACCGCCACGAGCTGGGCAATGATATTACTCCGCGCTTTAAGGCGGAGTATGTCGACGGCTCAAAAGGCACACCAACCAGCTATATCGCGACCTACATCGGAAAGAACCTGGACAGCCGCGCCGTGGATGGCATCGACCCGAAAACGGGCAAGCCACGCGTTGACCACGAAACCGGAAAATCAATGGCCGAGAGTGTGGAGCGCGCCATCGGCTGGGCGCGCCTTCATCGGGTCCGCCAGTTCCAGTTCTTTGGCATCCCCTCCCGTCAGGTGTGGCGTGAACTGCGCCGCCTTGCCAGCCAGATGGCACGCAACCCGGAAGGCCCGCAACGACTGAAAGATGACGCAATGGATGCGGTACTCGCTGCCGCCGATGCCGGGTGTTTTGCCACCTACATTGAAAAACAGGGCGGCGTACTTGTTCCACGCAAAGACTACCTGATTCGCACCGCCTACGACCTCGCAGATGAGCTGAATGATTACGGCGAACAGAGCGTACAGATTTACGGGATCTGGTCACCACTCATCGGGGAATCCTCCCGTGTGTGCACGCATCCGGATAACTGGAAACTGGTAAGACGTAAACCGGAAACGGAAGACAGCGCCCGCGAAAATGGTTTTGACCTTCAGGGCGGCCCTGCCGCCCCTTGGACTCGTGGCAATAACTGTCCCCGTGTACAGGAAACAGGCAACAGCGGGACAGAACAGTCGAAAGAACGGCCTGCACCGTGGCCGCAGCTTCCTGACGGCGTTGAAGTGAACGAATGGATGCGCTCACTGAAACGGCACGAACGCCGGGCGCTGATGCGTTCGCTTCGTGACAAACAGGCAAAAAACAGCAGTGATGAAATGCAGAGCTGGACACAGAGCCGCAAACAGCAGCGGCCTTTGCCTGATAACCACGAATTACTCGCTAAAGAATGGCGGGAATCTGCCGAATCTCTCGGCCTGCATATCGGTGAACAGCAGATGCAGCACCTGTTACGGGGAGGCAGCCTGTACGTTGACGGCAGCATCATTGCACCGCAGGGATTTGAAATTGTACGCAAACCGGATACCCGCCCGGCCAGCCGAATCACGCAGCTCTGGCAGCGCCTGAGCCGTAATCACGGCGTAAGCAGCACAGAGATCCGTCATAACCCGGTCGCCAGCTATCTGGCACAGCTGGGGGCATCAGACCCCGAAGCCGCCGCACGTCTGGCATCCACACTTCAGCAGGACCAGAACACCATGAAAACCCCCGTTACCGTGCTTTCTGACATGCTGCGCGCCATCCGTGACGCAGAGCACGCACAAAGAATCAATGAAACCACTGAACGCGCCCGCCGCAAGGCTACTTTGCTCCAAAAGAGAGGCAAACAGCACTTTAGTAATCAAAATGATGATGAGAAAAAACAATTACAAAGTTGGATATGCCTTTTCCATCATGAGGGATGAGATGTGAATCGCTAACCGAATATTGTGTTGAATAGAATGCAATTGATATAATTCCCCTTAATTCATTGAAAACTGGATTTTTTGCATAACTATGCAAATATCTATGGACGGCGACGATGTTTTTTATCGGGAAAACTCAAGTGCCATGTTAAGATTATGTTTATTTTTTACTGAGAAAATCGTGGATGACAAAGCCTTCTCATTTTAGAACCCCTCTTCGTTATCCGGGAGGTAAGGCAAAATTCTTGCCACATATTGAACAAATACTCCGCAACAATGATCTCATTGGTGGATGTTATGCTGAACCTTATGCAGGTGGAGCCGGTGTAGCATTAGGTTTGCTCCTTAACGGTCTTGTTGAAAATATCTTCATAAATGATATTGATCCTGCCCTTTATTCTTTTTGGTTTGCAGTGGTTAATCATAACGATCTGTTATGTGAAATGATTGATGAAGTTCCTGTGACTATTGAAAATTGGCATACTCAAAAGGAGATACTCCTAAACAATGATAAATATAGTATGCTTGAAGTCGCATTATCTACTTTCTTTTTAAATAGAACAAACCGTTCAGGAATACTTAAGGCTGGCGTTATTGGAGGGAAAGAACAAAAAGGACCATGGAAGTTAGATGCAAGATTCAACAAAAAAGAGTTAATTAAAAGGATTGAACTAATTGGTGCATATAAGGAGAAAATTTACGTATCGAATTTTGATGCTGTAGATTTTCTGCTACACCAAAAAGCATTGCTACCCAAAAATAGTCTAATATATCTTGATCCACCTTATTATGTTAAAGGAGCAGAGTTATATAGAAATTTTTATAAACATGATGATCATGTAAAAATCGCTAATACACTACGGGAAATTCAACTACCTTGGGTTGTGTCTTATGACAATGTGCCTGAAATAAAAAGCATATATCATGAATTCAATATGACTGATTATACGCTTAATTATACTGCACAAGATAAGAAAAAAGGTCTAGAAATTATCATTTATAATCATGGTATAAAAATCCCTGACATTTAAATTTAAGGATGATATAGATGATTAAAGAAATTAGTTTTAAAAAATTTAAGAAACTGATAGATATTGACTTCTCATTCAATGAAGACATCAATATAATATCAGGAACCAATGGGACATGTAAGACAACATTGCTTCATTTAATTAGCAATGGTTTCCAAATGCCACCATCTCGATCACAAAATTATTCAAATAGTAATTGTGTTAGAGTTATAAAATCTATAAACAAAATAGCCAACCCCAAAATGGAAGCAATTGTTAGGGAATCAAAAAATTACACCGATCCGGCAGAGGGAACAAAAGGTGTGTTATTTTCTATTAACTATTTGGATCATAGCACACTAGACTTCAGAAAGCACAACTCAAAAAATCCAGACGAAGCGCAACGGTATGCTATCAAACCAGTATACCCACGCGGAAAAGAAAAACAATCACTTCCAGCTAAACCAGTTTTATATCTTGGATTATCGCGACTATTCCCAATTGGTGAAACTAAAGACGACGCCCTTACAAAAATTCCGTTAAACCTACCAGAAGAGTATGTTGGTTATATATCGAAAATATATAATGAACTTTTGGGCATTAATATTATAAATATAGAATCAAACAATATCGGAGATTTTAAAGCTGGCCCATTATTTGATACCGATAACCCAGCAATTGATTCTAATACCATATCATCCGGGGAAGACAATATATTCATTATAATCAAGGCATTAGTTAGCCTTAGGTATTATTTTGAATCACTTATTCAATCCACTGATCAAAAAGAAAGCATTCTGTTAATAGATGAATTTGATGCCACTTTACATCCTTCTTTACAGATAAGATTATTAGATAAAATTTATCAATACGCAAAAGATTATAAGATTCAAGTATTTTTCACAACGCACAGTCTGACATTGCTAGAGTATGCTTTTCATAAAAAATACCATGTTGTCTATCTAATTAACAATATTACAAAGGCTCTGCTTTTGGATAATCCTGATATATTAAAAATAACAATGTATCTGAAAACACAAACAAAGGATGAGATATACACAAGGAACAAGATACCAGTTTTCACGGAAGATGAAGAAGCTCGCTTTTTATTTAATGAAATACTTGGTTATTGGATAAGCAAATATCCAAATTTTGCTATAGTTAGTAATTCATTTCACTTAATTGATTGTTTCATTGGCGCAGACAATTTAAAAACTATTTTTAATGATTCTCATCTTAAGGAAACCTCGTTAAAATCAATTTGTATTCTTGATGGAGATCACAGCCCTGAGGATCAGAGAGGAATTATATCACTGCCGGGTGAAAAAGCTCCAGAACAATTGATATTTGAGCATTGTGAGCACCTTTATAATACCGACGACTCTTCCTTCTGGGAAAATCAGGATATAATTAACAATGGTTTTTCGAAAGAGTTATACTTACTCAAGATACGTCCTCAATTACAATCAATTGAAACTGAAATTCAGAAAAGAAAAGACAACCATGAGTCTACATCCGGTTTAAGAAGAAGATTAAATAAGAAAATATTCAATCAGCATATTGAATTCTTTAGAATGATTACAAGAAACTGGTTAGACAAACCAGAAAATCAGAAATCTCTCCAGTATTTTTACAATGGATTACGATCCTTATTCTACCGGGTTACACCAACAAACGGCATTGACAGAAAAATTTGGGATTTTGACTATAACAAAATCATTAAAGAGGATAAATAATGTATTCTAATAGGATATAAACATCAAAGCTATATTTTTTACACATATCAAGAGTAAAAAATAATTTAACTTTTACATAACGACCTCTTTTACAAAGTAAGTAGAAAAGGTCGTTATAACTCTCATCTCCATAGCATGTAATTTTCTTTGCATATTTTCACATAACAGTCAGGGATGTATTTATAAGCAACGTCGTATACATAGGCTCAATTTTTCTATAAATAAGCACTCCGTTCGGTTTGCACAATAGTGCACAAATTTGCACAATTTTTTTGAACGACTTTTTGCCCTTCCGGCCCGCATGGCGGCTGGATCCGTCAAGGATCCGTGCGTGCACAAAAAAACGCGCTTTTTCTGCGCGCAGGTGACGGGGGAACAGCCCGCGTTTCAGGGGGTAAATAGCATTCCCTGAGCGATGTCGCAGCGACACAACAGAATGGCCATATTTCTCACGCTGAGCGTGAAAAAGATGTGAGGGCTTTTGATTTGATGGGGGGAAAGGTAAGGCCGTCAAAATCGCACTGAGGCGGCGAGAACATACAGTCAACGCGGTAGGATTGCGTAAGAGTCTGACCGTCGATGGTGGCGATAAACTGGAAGGCGTCGTGAAATTATCTGATTGATACAGGAGCTGGAGAGTCGGGGCATAAATTTTTTATGCCCCGGCGAAGCAGCAGACAAGCGAAGCGCGTCAGGATGTGGGCTGGGTATCTAACAGTGCGTAAGGGTTAAAGCGGATCACCTCTTCGCCAAGCCAGTCATTGATGTGCTTCATGGCCTCCATGACGGGCATCAGCTCGTTAATTGCGTAAACCCGCGCGGCCTTCTCCACATCACCAAACGCACTTTTTTCACCCGGCATCGCCCCCATCAGTTGCGGCGGAACGCGGTGCGCAGCCAGCACATCATCACGGGATGCCGCCTTAACATTCATGAACTCATCCTTTGCTGTGATCTGCTGGAACGGCAAAATTTGCACACCTTCTTTGCCACCGTTGGGCGCATGAATGAGCACGTTTTTAAATGCACCACCACCACGCGCACCCTGTAACGTTTCTTTCAGGGAGTCCATGCTTTCGCGGTTTACCTGCGCTGCACCGATGTAGATGATGCACCCGGCGTGGGATCCGTTGTCGTAATACAGTTTTCTGAACATGTCCGCCGAATGAGACAGGCTGGCCGAGAGTAATGCGCCGAGATATTCCGGCATGCCGTAGATTTCCTGGTTAATATCCGGATTCATCAGGTGGCACACTTTGCCAGGGCGAAACTGAAACGCGTCCTTGCCATCCTGCACATACCACCATGATTCAAGATCGCTTCCGCGTCGCATGTATTTCGCCAGGGCGTGCCGTAATTTAAGCGGTTCGCCGAGCATATTGCTCCGAAGCTCAAGGAATGCGTTACCGAACACAAACCAGTCCAGCGCCAGCGCCGAGAAATCCTGCCGGGAAAGCAGCGGGTGCGGAATATAGCAACCGAGCAATACATTGCGCTTAAAGTAAAGCGCAGACTGATGCCAGGACGTTTGCCGGGCAGCTCTTGCCAGACCGTACCAGTCCACCGGGGTTTCATACCACCGCCCGTTATCAGCACAGTACATATTGTCCAGCAGGTCATGCCCGGTCAGGCGATAAGGACCATCAAATGTGAATGCACTGAGCGATGATTCTTTCCTGAGCGCATCAGCGAGATCAATGCGTGAACTCATGCGCACTTTTTTATTTTTTCTGCTCATCAGAACTCCATAACCGTGAAACGCTCGTTTTCTCCTTCGCCGCCAATCGGTTCGTTAATGACAGCAAGCATGGTTGCCCACGCAAGGTCGCCGTGGCTGATCCCCCTCGCGCGGTCCGTTTCGTAAGTGATAAAGCCGCCCGGTGTTTTCACCTTACGCACGGCGTTAAAGGCCGCGACCAGCTCGCGTTCGGCGCGATCGTATTCCCACCGCCCGGCACGCATTATTTGCAGCATTTTCAGTACCAGCGACCGTTTTGATGACAGCGTGAAGGTGTACGGAATAGCAGCAGGGAAAAACCGTTTCACTATCTGATAAACAGCCTCCCCGTTCCCGCCTGTCACATCAATGCCGATGTGTTCCACGTTGTAGCGATACGTGAACTCTTCAATGACTCTGGCCTGTTCTTCAAACTCCAGCCCCTGAACGCGTCGCGTCTCCACCGTTCGAAAACGGCCTCCAGGAACAGCCGGAGGAACCACCACGGACACAGCGCCGCTGTCGCCGTTGCCACTGCTGCCGTTTGCGTCATACCCAATCCATACCGGACGATTCCCCATCGGGCGGGGAGCAAAAGGTTTCCAGTCTTTCCAGTCGTCGTATCCGTCAACACCGCAGCCAATCAGGATATTCAGGTTAAATGCCGATTCCCCTTCGCGGACAAACTCACACATATAGAGATTGAGGAACTCGTCTTCGGTGTTTTCATCACGAATTTCATCAATATCGGTGTGTTTCCAGCCGTGATTAACCACATCTTCCAGCGTGACAATCTGCCGCCACGTCCGGTCAGGGCAGATAAGCCCGTTATGCAGCGTTTTCCAGTCCACAGGAAAACGCTGGCGTTTATGCGTGGCCTTTTTCTCGTTCCAGCGGTCGCCGTTCCAGTAGGCGTATGCCTCGTGCGTTTCGGTGGATGGCGTGGAGAAGTAGGTGCGCCGCAGTCCGCTGAGGGTTGCCATAGCGCCAGCCACCTTGCGCAGTTCAGCAAAGCGACTGACCCAGAAAAATTCATCAAAATAAAAATTGCCCGTATAGGACTGTGCCGATGCAGCAGAAGTGCCGAGAAAATGCAGCTCTGCGCCGTTGGAGAGGATGATTTTATCGCCCCCTTTCAGCTCCACATCAACTTCAGCCGCAGCCTTCTGAATAATGCTTTTAAACTGGAACGCCTGACGACGCGACGCAGACAAAAAAATCTGGTTACGCTGGTAAGGTTGCGCCACATCGTCACGCAGCGCCATCAGCAGAGCTTCCTGTGCAAAATACCAGGTCGCCCCAATCTGTCGGGATTTCAGGATCATCCTGTTACGTATCCCGGCTTCCCTGCAAAGGGTCAGGGAGTCAAACCAGCCCCGCTGATGCCACTCCAGCCTGCTGATGATTTTTTCCCGCAGTGCGGCAATCTGTTCCGGCGTGAAATGATTTTTAAGTTTTTTCGCCCGGCCTTTCTTTCCTGTGGCCGCCGCATCCGGCTGGCCATCATGCAGTTTTTTAAGCTGCCGGGTCAGCAGGTCTATTTCCTTGAAGTCACTACCTGTTTTATTCTGTTTTTCAGTGAGCTGGATGAGGCGCGCATCGATGGACTGCGTGACACGCTGCACGGGTGGCGTTTCATCCCACTGGTCGCGTTTTTTCCACGCATAAATCGTGTTCGGGTTTATTCCCATCAGACGTGATATTTCTGCGGGCGGATAACCCTGCCAGTAAAGTTGACGCGCACGCTGGCGCACAAAAGCGTCCTGAATCATTGCTCCCCCTGAGTAATTACAGGAAGATTACCCGCGCGCGAAACTGTTCTCCTTAACCCCCTGTTCTGGCCGTTTTCTTACAACAAAAGCCCTTTGTATCAGCCTGTTACGCTTTGCCATCATGACTGAAGAACCAGTCAGAGGGGCAAAAACTATGGCTAATGAAAAAAAGACATCCCGCAAAAAGTTTCGCGTGGCTGTCTCCGGTGTAACGGCAGACGGGCGCGAAATCAACGGCGACATGCTGAAAGCTGCCGCCACCAGTTATAACCCGTCCGTTTATGGTGCACGTGTGAATATTGAGCACATCCTGTCACCACTCCCCGGTAGCGAGTTTTCCGCTATGGGCGATGTTGTGGGGTTGAGCACCGAAGACATAACCGATGGCCCGCTGGCAGGTCGCACGGCACTGTATGCCGAAATTGAGCCGACCGCTCGCATGATGTCCCTGCTTAACGATGGTAAAAAAATTTACTCCAGTATTGAGCTGGAACCACAGTCAACCATCACGGGAGGTCCTTACCTGCGCGGGCTGGCAATGACCGACACCCCTGCCAGCCTGGGCACGGAACGTCTGGCCTTTGCGGCACAACAACGTATGCAACTGATGACATTCAACTGTCAGCAGGGAGACGTGGCGATGTTTACCGCCGCTATGGAGTCAGAACTTATCGAACTCACCGAACAACGTCAGGAAGAAGGCACCCAGTGGTTTAACCGCGTTATGGGGATTATTGGCCGTGGCCGCAAAGCGGATGACGCCAGTTTCTCCCGTATTCAGGAAGCGGTGGAAGGTGTCGCAACGTCACAGGCCGACATTATCGACCGTTTTAATGTGCTGGAAACCCGCCATCAGCAGGACAGCCAGAAAATCACTTTACTGACCACAGAGCTGGCAGCACTGAAGGAAAAACTGCGCACGCAGGACGGCGATCCGCAGAACCGGTTCACCGCAACGGGCGCAGCCTCCGACCAGCTGGCTGACTTCTGATAAGACAAAGGAGCAAATTTTTTATGAATCTGGTGATGTCAGATATTACCCGCAACAAGCTGGGTTGCTATATGGCGCAGCAGGCGTCGCTTAACAATATCCCGGTTTCTGCGCTGGTATCGCGATTTACCGTAGAACCCTCGGTGCAGCAGCGTTTTGAAAACGCCTCAAAGGAAAGCACCGAATTTACAAAAAGAATTAACGTGATCGGCGTGACCGACCAGAAAGGCGAAAAAATCCTCCTGGACACCACCGGGCCAATTGCACGCACGAATACCAGTTATGACGGCACAAAACGCCGTAACCCGAATAACGTGGTTGATCTGAAAAACCGCAAATACCAGTGCGAACAGGTGAACTACGACACGTTTATTTCATATCCGCAGCTTGATGCCTGGGCGGCACATCCTGATTTTCAGTCCCGCATCAGCGCACAGATTGCCCGACAGGTGGCGCTTGACCGCATCATGATCGGTTTCAACGGCACGTCTCACGCGGATGAGTCCAACTTCAGCACCAACAAGCTGCTTCAGGACGTTAACGTGGGCTGGCTGGAGCACATCAGAACCGACGCCAGCGAGCGCGTTATGAATGACGTGACGCTGACCTCCCGCAACATGGACAACACCGTGGCGCACGCGGGTAAGTATGCGAACGCTGATGCACTGGTACAGGACGCACGCTCATCCCTGCTGGATGAATGGCACAAGGAAGCTGACGACCTCGTGGTGATTATGGGGCGCAACCTGTTTAACTCGCTGCGTCTGCCCGTGCTGAACAGCATCAGCGGCCAGAATCCCAATGCGGAATTACTTGCCGGGCAGCTCATCCTGTCATCGCGCACCATTGGCGGGCTGGGCGTGTTCCTTGCGCCGTTCTTCCCGGATGCAACGATGCTGATCACCTCGTTCAACAACCTGTCGATTTACTGGCAGAAAGGTTCAATGCGTCGCCTGATGAAAGACGAGCCGGAATACAACCGCATCGCCACCTACCAGTCCATCAATGACGCTTATGTCGTTGAAGACTATGGCAAGTGCGCGATGGTCACTGGTCTGAAGTTCGCCGACAGCTAATCAACTCACGGCGGGCATCATGCCCGCCAGTAACGGAGAGAACAAATGATTACTCCTGCACAGCAACACTGGCAGAACGTGATGGCACAGCGCGCAGGCCGGGCGAATGAAGGCGTGGACCACGCCGCGCGTACCGCGCATGAAGAGGTGCTGTATCGTCTGCGTCTGGCACAGGCCCGGCTTAAGGGCGTACAGGCCAGAAGCGCGAAAGCCGCCATCAAAAAAGAGTTGTTGCCGGACTTTTCCGGCTGGATTGAGGGAACGCTGGAGGCTGACGGCGGGCAGCAGGATGAAGTGATTGCCACGCTGATGGTGTGGGCGATTGACTGCGGCGATCTTCCGCTGGCGCTGCGTATTGGTGCGTATGTGGTCCGTCACAACCTCATCATGCCGGATAACTTTGGCCGTACTGCTGCCACGGTACTGACCGAAGAAATCTGCAACCCGGTACTGACGCAGGCCGGGGCGGATGCCGACGCGGATTTGTCCGCCTTTATCGAACCACTGGACACCCTCCGGAAGATTGTCACCGACCAGGACATGCCGGACGAAGTACGCGCCAAATTATGCAAGGCGTGCGCCTTTGCCCGTCGTGGTCTGAGCGATGCAGACAACATGGCCTTATCACTGAAGCTGCTGCGCGAAGCGATGCACCTGAACCCGAACGCAGGTGTGAAACGCGAGATTGCAACCCTTTCCCGCGCCCTGAAAAAAGCCGATTCCGCAGCCGAACCAGAAGACGCCAGCGCACAGCAGGCGCAGGACGAAAGCAGCAAAAGTAAAAAGACAACGCGGAAGCCTGCAACACGAAAAACCACCGCGACGCAGAAGGCGAAGCGCGGTTAACGACTGACCCCGTCAGCGGGCGGCGTGTGCGGTGTTCCGGTTTGACTCCGTGACCGTTTACACCGCGCACCCACCGCCCGATTTTTTTCAGGAGTGAACTCCATGAGTATGGTTGCCAGAACTGAACCCAGACCCGCAGAGGACGACATCACCGATACCGATGATGGCGATACCCGCATTTCAGCGGGTGCATTCTGGCCGGATATTGTGCTGCGCGAGCTGCGTCTGGCGGTACGACTGCCGGGCCGCGTAACCACCTCCCGCCTGCTGCATACTGCCACCGGGGCTGTGGCACACGTTACCCGCGAGCTGGAAGCATGGCAGCAGGAACAGCAGGCAGCTGGCCATCAGACGCTGGCCGATGTTCCGGCACCCGTAATTAACGGAGAAAGCGTCAATCTCTGGCACTGGCGCAATGCTGTTTATACCGCCACACGCGCCCTGATTCTGGAGCGTTACCGCGATGCGGACACAACGGACAAGGGCGACCGCCGGGCGGACGCACTGGATATACAGACATCGGATTTGTGGCGCGATGTGAGCTGGGCCATCTCTGACATTCTGTGCCGCCCGCGAATCTTTGCGGAGTTGTGCTGATGAAAGTGAAGGCACTGGAAGGCGACACCGTGGATTCGCTCTGTTTCCGGTACTACGGCACGACGCAGGGCGTCACCGAAAAGGTGCTGGATGCCAACCCCGGACTCTGTCAGCAGGTATTTCTGGACGCCGGGCAGGAAGTGGAGATGCCGGAGCCGGAGAAGAAGAAACGAGAAATGATTCAGTTGTGGGGGGAGTAGCAGTGAGCACCATTCAAACAGGGATCACAGAGCAGGTTATTGCATGGCTCTTTGACCACCTGCCAACGGTGTATGCAGTAGGCGCGGCGGTCAGCATTTCCGCGCTGATGAGTCTTTATGACGGACGAACACTGGTTCAGACCGTAACGGGATCGCTGGCGTGCGGCGTTCTTGCCATGGCCGTGGCCGGGTCGTTGCGCTTCTTCGGTTTTCCTGAAGATGCCGTGACGTTTATCGGCGCATCAATCGGTTTTATGGGGGCAGAGAAAGCACGCGACAAGGTTATTGCGGCCTTTAATCGCAGGGTGAAGGAGAAGGACGAATGAGCAACACATTTAAATTCAGCAGCCGGAGCGAAAAGAATTTGCAGGGCGTAAATCCTGATCTGGTGAAAGTGACCCGACGGGCACTGGAAATCTCGGAAGTGGATTTTGGTATCACCGAAGGGTTGCGCAGCCGTTACCGCCAGAAGCAACTTGTGGCCACAGGTAAGAGCCAGACCATGAACAGCCGCCACCTTACGGGGCATGCCGTGGATGTTGTGGCTTATATCGGCAGCCAGGTGTCATGGGAATGGCCGCTGTACGAAAAAATCGCAGCAGCATTCAGACAGGCCAGCCGGGAACTGAATATTCCGGTGGAATGGGGCGGCGACTGGAAGACCCTGAAAGACGGACCGCATTTTCAGTTACCACACGGAGCCTATCCGGCATGAAGCTCTGGCCCACGCTGGGCGTCGCTTTCCTTCTGATTGCCGGATGGGGAACATCCATGCGTCTGTCGTGGTCGCTGGGCCGGGAGAACGCCAGAAACGAAGCGCAGGCCAGCACCCTGAAAAGTACCGCCGACACCCTGAATATCATCAGCGCCGGGGTACAGGATATGCAGCAGGTGCTGGCGCAACTCCACGTGGAAAATCAGCAATGCAATCAGGACGGAGAGGTAAGACGTGAACAGCTACGCAACGATATTGCAAAAGATGAATGCGCCCACGCTTTGCCTGACGCTCGTTTTACTGACAGGTTGCGCAGGCACGCAGAACGCGCCACGGCCAGCGCCGTCAGTCCGGCTTATACCGCAGACGCTGACCATACCGGTAACGCCTCCCCCCTTCCCTGACACTCCCACATGGGGAAATCTCGGTATATGGGGCGACCGCCTTCTGGATGCACTGGAAACCTGTAACGCGGATAAACGGGCCATTGAATTACTGGAACAGCGCAGGCTGCAACGACTGAACAACGAGGACAACAACCATGCTGAAAACTGATTCCCTGCGTGAAGCCATGACCCGTTCATGCCGATGGTGTCAGGCCAACCCGGAAAAATTCACCATTTTCGTGGAGAGCGGCAACATTGAAACGACAGGAGAAACCCCATCGTTTGTTTACCGCTATCAGATGGTGATGTTTGTCATGGATTACGCCGGGGAGCTGGACGACCTCACGCTGCCGCTGCTGGCGTGGTTATCCGAAAATCAGCCACAGTTGTTGCTCAACCCTGAGCGTAATCAGGACATCAAATTCTCCGCCGTTATCAATGACGATGACAGCGCCGATCTCCTGTTTACGCTCCCCCTGCGGGAACGCGTTCGCATCACGCGCAGCAGTCAGGGCACACCGCAGGCAGAACACCTGCCGGAGCCAAAACCCCGCCTGCCATCTTCCGAAGGCGACTGGTCGCATGTATTCCAGGATGTGACGTGGGGTGAAAGCGATGGATAAGGCATTCACCCGCGTGGATGAAACCTTTGAGGCCATCCGCGACAGCCTGAATCAGCAGGCCATCAATAACATCGCCAGAAAGCTGGCACAGGATTTACGCCGCGCCCAGCAGGCGCGTATCCGGTCACAGAAAGCGCCGGACGGGACCGCGTGGACACCACGCAGACGCCGCGTAACCCGGATACAGGAACGCATTCGCTTTATCTGGAATAACGAAGCACGCACGCTGAAAAACTGGCATCACGACACGGGGAAATACGGGCGAACCATTACCGGGTGGGATGAGGATAAAAACAACATCCGCACGTTTTACCGGGATGACATCGACCGTTTTCTGGAAATACGCACCCGGCGCATCAACCAGGACAGCACAAAGCGCGTCCCCATGTTCGTAAAACTGCGCACCGCCCGCTACCTGAAAGCCCGTGCAGATGCTTCCGGTGTGACGGTGGGTTACAGCGGCGTGGCCGCACGTATTGCCCGCGTTCATCAGTTCGGTGAGCGCGATCAGGTTGCGCCGGGCATTTTCACCGATTACCCGGTACGTGAGCTGCTGGGCATCAGTCAGGCAGATGAGCGCCTGATTTATAACACGGTGCTGGGCCGGATTGCGGAGGCTGTACGGTGAGCGCAGAACTCATGCGACTGCTGAGCAACATCATCCGCACCGGGATCATCTCTGAAGTTGATGAGAAGTCCTGGCGCGTGCGCGTTCGCAGCGGCGAACTGGAAACAGGCTGGTTGCGCTGGAACACCACGCGCGCGGGAGCCTTCAATGTGTGGCTGCCGCCATCACCAGGCGAACAGGTGGTAATTGCCTGCATTGGCGGCAACCCGGAAACCGCCATGATAATTGGCAGTCTGTGGAGTGATGCCAATCCGGCACCCGGCAAAAGCCTGAAAGAAATCGTGATCAGCGCGCCGGACGGCGCGGTGTTCCGCTACGACGCGGACGCTGGCGCACTGAGCGCCAGCGGCATGAAAACGGCCACTTTACAGGCATCCGTCAGCGTGAAACTGGACACGCCCGTCGTGGAATGCACAAACCTTCTGAGAACGGCGACGCTTGACGTCACAAAAGGAGGAAAGATGAGCGGCAATATCACGCACAGCGGCGGCAACTTCACCTCAAACGGCATTACCGTGCATACGCATAAACACGGTGGCGTGAAAGGCGGCAGCGATTCGACAGGAGGCCCGCAGTGACAACCCGCTACACAGGAATGAATCCTGACGGGACGGGAAACCTGAACGATTTGGAGCACCTGAAACAGTCAGTCAGGGATATCCTGACCACCCCGCTGGCAAGCCGGGTTATGCGACGGGAATATGGCAGCCTTGTGCCTGATTTGATTGACGAACCCATGAATAACACCACGCGTCTGCAATGCATGAGTGCTGCCGTGATTGCGCTGACACGATGGGAACCCCGCATTGCCCTGGATGCCATCGACGTTGTCTGGAAAGCGGGAGGCCGCGCCGGGGTGACGCTGTCGGGCACTGTCATGCAGACCATGCAGAATGTTGAATTAACCATCACGCTGAGGGAGTAAATCATGCCCGCCGTTGACCTTTCACAGTTACCGGACCCCGCCATCATCGCGGAGCCTGACTTTGAGGCAATTCTGGCTGACACAAAGGCCATGATGATTGCGGCTTATCCCGCCGAACAGCGTGAAGCCGTTTCCGCCGCGCTGGAGCTGGAATCGGAACCCCTTAACGTTATCGCTCAAACCATGTCGTTTCGTGAAATGCTGTTACGCCAGCGGGTTAACGAGGGTGCACGCGCCTGCATGTTAAGCCACAGCGCCGGGACAGACCTGGACAACCTCGCGGGCAATATGAACACAAAGCGCCTGGTTATCACTCCGGCAACGGATACCACCGACGCGGTGATGGAAAGCGACACCTCGCTGAGACTGCGGGCGCAACGGGCGTACGACGGCCTGAGTGTTGCTGGCCCGTCAGGTGCATACGAGTATTTTGCCCGCAGCGCCAGCGGTCTGGTGCGTGATGCGCGGGCTATCAGTCCGTCTCCGGCAAATGTGACGGTTTCCATCCTGTCCACTGAAGGCGACGGCACAGCAACGGAGGCGTTGCTTAATACCGTTCGCGCCGTTCTGAATGCAGAGGATACCCGCCCGGTGGCCGACCGCCTGACCGTACAGAGTGCCAGAATCGTGACATGGCGGCTGAATGCAAAACTGTACTTTTACCCCGGCCCGGAATCCGAACCTATTCTGGCTGCGGCGGAATCGTCGTTCAGGAAGTGGCTGGCTGAGCAGGGGCTTATCGGTCAGGACGTGGCGTTGTCCGCCATTGCTGCCGCACTGCATGTGCACGGTGTGCAACGCGTGGAGATAATCGAACCCACACAGAATATGGCCATCAGCGACATACAGGCGGCGCGCTGTGAGTCGTTCACCATCAGCGAAGGTGGGCGCAATGAGTAATTCACTGTTACCGCCATCAGCCAGCAGTTTCATGCGTTGTGCCGAAGCTGTCGGAACGCGCATTACAGACATCCCGGTAGACCTCAACACACTGTGGTCGCCGGATACCTGCCCGGTGCATCTGCTGCCTTATCTCGCCTGGGCATTTTCCGTTGACCGCTGGGATCGCAACTGGCCGGAAGAGACAAAGCGGCAGGTGATTCGTGATGCATGGCTGATACACCGACACAAAGGGACCATCAGCGCACTGCGCCGGGCCATTGAGCCGCTGGGATACCTCATTCGTGTGTCTGAGTGGTGGGAGTTCGGCGGAGAACCGGGAACATTTACCGTTGAAGTCGGCACGCTGGACAGTGGTGTGACCGAGGAAATGTATCTGGAAATGGAGCGGTTGATTGCTGATGCCCGCCCGGTCAGCCGCCACATGACAGGGCTGAATATCATTCAGGAGATTCAGGGAGATATTTTCGCGGCGGCAGCAACTTACGACGGCGAAGTCATTACCATTTATCCGGACGATTAAGCATGAGTACCACAACACGAAAATTTAAAACCGTTATCACCGATACGGGTGCCAAAAAATTAGCTCAGGCAGCCGCGCCAGATGGTAAGCCTGTCCGCCTGACTCATATGGCCGTGGGCGACGGTGGCGGTACATTGCCCACACCAGACAGTAAGCAGACCCGTCTGGTGCATGAGGTGTGGCGACATACTGTTAATCGCGTCTTCCTGGACGCAACACATCAGAACCGCATTATTGCGGAGCTGGTTATTCCTCCTGAAACGGGCGGATTCTGGATCCGGGAAATTGGTGTATTTGATGAGCACGGCGATTTGATCGCGGTTGGCAATACAGCCGAAAGTTACAAGCCAACCGTTGCCGAAGGGTCAGGACGTGCACAAACATTTCGCACCATTCTGACCGTCTCCAGCACTGCCACTGTGGCGCTTACCGTGGATAACACCATGGTTATGGCCACAGTGGATTACGTGAATGACAAACTGAAAGAACATGAACAGTCACGACGTCACCCGGACGCCTCGCTGACCGCAAAAGGCTTTGTTCAACTCAGTAGCGCCACCAACAGCACGTCTGAAGCACTGGCCGCAACGCCGAAAGCGGTCAAGGCAGCCTATGACCTTGCTAACGGGAAATATACCGCACAGGACGCCACTATAGCGCGAAAAGGCCTTGTTCAGCTCAGTAGCGCCACCAACAGCGATTCTGAAACGCTGGCGGCAACACCAAAGGCGGTAAAGGCAGCATATGACCTTGCTAACGGGAAATATACCGCACAGGACGCTACCACAGCGCGAAAAGGTCTTGTCCAGCTCAGTAGTGCGACCAACAGCACATCCGAAATGCTGGCGGCAACACCAAAGGCGGTAAAGGCAGCATATGACCTTGCTAACGGGAAATATACCGCACAGGACGCTACGACAGCACAAAAAGGAATTGTCCAGCTCAGTAGTGCAACCAACAGCGCATCTGAAACGCTTGCTGCGACATCGAAAGCAGTGAAAGCAGCTAATGACAATGCGAATGGTCGGGTACCTTCTGCCCGTAAGGTGAATGGTAAGGCGCTTTCAGCGGATATAACACTGACACCGAAAGATATTGGTACGCTTAACTCAACAACTATGTCATTCAGCGGTGGTGCTGGTTGGTTCAAATTAGCAACGGTAACCATGCCGCAGGCGAGTTCTGTTGTTTCAATTACGTTGATTGGTGGGGCTGGATATAACGTCGGTTCACCTCAACAGGCAGGTATATCTGAACTTGTTTTGCGTGCAGGTAATGGTAATCCGAAGGGGATTACTGGTGCTTTATGGCAGCGCACATCGGCAGGGTTTACAAATTTTGCCTGGGTCAATACATCTGGTGATACTTACGATATTTACGTTGCAATCGGAAATTATGCGACTGGTGTAAATATTCAATGGGATTATACCAGTAATGCCAGCGTAACGATTCATACGTCACCTGCATATTCTGCTAATAAGCCGGAAGGGTTAACGGACGGTACAGTTTATTCACTCTATACGCCATCAGAGCAGTTTTATCCGCCTGGCGCACCAATCCCGTGGCCATCGGATACCGTTCCGTCTGGTTATGCCCTGATGCAGGGGCAGACTTTTGACAAATCTGCCTACCCGAAACTTGCAGTCGCTTATCCGTCAGGCGTGATCCCTGATATGCGTGGCTGGACGATTAAGGGCAAGCCCGCCAGTGGTCGTGCCGTATTGTCTCAGGAACAGGACGGCATTAAATCGCACACCCACAGCGCCAGCGCATCCAGTACGGATTTGGGTACGAAAACCACATCTTCGTTTGATTACGGCACTAAATCAACGAATAACACGGGTGCACATACCCACAATGTATCTGGTACTGCAAATAGTGCTGGCGCACATACTCATACCGTTCCATTAAGGAGACCAAACAGTGGAGGTATGAATTTCGACTGGCTTGATGGTGCATCAAGTGGCACGGTGGTGGGGAATGGAACTGTGCCTTCTTCTGGCGCACATACCCACTCAGTATCAGGTACCGCTACAAGTGCTGGGGCACATGCACACACTGTTGGTATTGGCGCTCATACGCACTCTGTTGCGATTGGTTCACATGGACACACCATCACCGTTAACGCTGCTGGTAACGCGGAAAACACCGTTAAAAACATCGCATTTAATTATATTGTGAGGCTTGCATAATGGCATTCAGAATGAGTGAACAATCACGTACTGTAAAAATTTATAACCTGCTGGCCGGAACTAATGAGTTTATTGGTGAAGGTGACGCATATATTCCACCTCATACAGGGCTGCCAGCTAATTCTACAGATATCGCCCCACCGGAAATTCCTGCTGGCTTTGTGGCAGTTTTTAACAGTGAAAATGAATCGTGGAATATTGTTGAAGACCATCGTGGTAAAACGGTCTATGACGTGGCATCGGGGGACGCGTTGTTTATTTCTGAGCCCGGACCGCTACCAGAGAATGTCACCTGGTTGTCGCCAGCAGGGGAGTATCAGAAGTGGGACGGCGTATCCTGGGTGAAGGATGAGGAAGCAGAAAAACTGTTTCGGATACGGGAAGCGGAAGAGAAAAAGGCAAGGTTGATCCAGGAAGCAACAGATAACATCGCAATTCTGCAGGATGCAGTTAATCTTGAAATAGCAACAAACGAGGAAAATTCACAACTGGATTCCTGGAGAAAATACAGAGTATTAGTGAGTAGAATTGACACCAGTACAGCTCCGGATATCGTATGGCCAGAGCTGATGAATCAGGGTTATGTGCGGGAGGACGAGCAGATAACTTCAGACTGAAATTTAGTGATGAATGTTGAATCATCAGGAATATCATGCAATACCAATGCATGAGCACCTATTGTGACATTGTTTCCTATACGCACTTTGCCACCAAGAATGGTGGCATTACAACCAATGGTCACATTATGTCCTATAACAATATCCATATCATTAAAATCACCACGCAGCCCAATAGTTACCCCTGGTTTTATTGAACAATTTTCACCGATTGTTACTTTGTGACCGATAACAACACTGTTGAGATAAGAAATATCAAAGCCTTTCCCTATATTTACAGTTAAAGGGACTGTTACATTATATTTATCAAGAATGAAACGTTCTATTTTCCCCGCAATCTTCCGACAGTATCCGCCTTTATCAAAAAGGTATTTGGCTATGCGCCACCAAAATAAATAACGAACTCTTCTATGTTTTATTGCGCGAACAATTGCCTTTCGCCAGGAGAAAGGACGCTCGCTACCGATTACTTCATAGTGAATACAATCTTTAAGTTCATTAATATTCATATCTCTATTATTCAGCATAAGATAATCATGTGACCAATTATTGTAATAATTTTAATGGTATGTTTCTACTGGCTATCCAGCGTGCCTGATGTCCAGTAACAAATCGTTAACACTAGTGCAATCAAATGGTGAGTGTTAAGACTGGCCACTTATTACCAGGTATGAGGGTATGAGTGGCCAGCATTAAATCAGAACAGCCCTTTAACTGAACTGGCCGCGCTGTTAAGGGATGATGTCACTTTATCTTTGAAGCCGGACAGCATATCGCTGAACGATGAGGATTGCAGGCGCTCCCGCAAATCCTCATCACAGCGTTCAAGGGTCAGTGAAAATTCTATCTTTTTCGCCTTACCGTAGCGATCAAACTCGGAACGGGTCGTATTCGTTTCGGTCAGGACATACATGCCGTAAATCTGCCCGACGCCATCAATCAGAGGCCAGGGGCGTCCTGTATACGCCTGCGTGGTCAGCAGCGACAGCGACACTTCGCCACCTGTAATTTCAGGATAAAGCACACCAGAAAGAACGATGCGATCATCACCTGCACCGATATACTGCCAGCTTGCTGAACGGTTAACGCGTTCATTTTTCACATGCCGCCAGCTTTTGTTTTGCTGTAACTGCTGATGCGGCAGCGTGCGCAGCTCAAAAACAAACATGCCGTAGATCATCATCATGGCCATGACTCCTCAATCTTTATCGTAAAAACTGCCACGCCCGGCACGGGCGCGCCGTTCCATTTCTGCCCTGACCATTTCACCGACCAGTTTCGCCAGTTCGCGGGGATTCTGCGTAACAACGTTATGCAGATGAACATGAATTTCACCACCAAATCCGGAGGCAACAGGCTCCCGGTTACGGAAAGTTACAGGAACTGATGCCACTGGAGATCGTATGGCCTCCGCCACCGGGCGGGAGCTGGCCGCAACAACAGGGACCAGCGCCGGAGGCAGCGGAGCCGGGACCACGGGTGTGATATTAATTGCGGGGGCAGGCTTACTGACCTGCGCAATCTTCCGCTCCTGCCACTCCCCACGAACAGCAAGTGCGCGGGGCAGGTTCTTAAAGACAATATCGCCGGGGCCAATGCGTTTTTTCGTCTCATCAACCAGCTTACCTGTGTTATCAGCAATTTTGCTGAGTCTGCGTAGCGTCCCGGTATTGCTGTCTGTGAGCGGTTTGTTGTCTTTGGGTTTATCACCTCCGGTGCCATTGCCATTTTCCACAGGCTTCGGCGGATTGATTTTCGCCAGGTCACCCTGAAGCAAGGCAACCTTGTCCTGAAGAATGGCCGCACGCTGTGCGTCTTCGATTTTCTTGCGCGCCCTTTCCGCTTCATCCGGAAGGACGCCAAGTTTTTCAAGTATCCACGCCAGCGTATCCAGTAGCATTTTTGCAGGTGTCAGAACAAGCTGTAACGCACCGCCAAGAACGTTACCGAATATCTCGCCAGCACTGGTACATTTATCCAGCGTTTCCTTGCTGGACTCCATCGGTGACAGCAGCGATTTAAACCAGTTAAACACCTGGCTGATCCCGCTTCCGATTGCGTCAAAAACAGGACCAAACCGTTCAAAGGTTTCGCGCAACGGGGTCAGCCTTTCCATAATCCCGCTGAACACCCCGGCAAAAAATGCCCTGATGGGATCCCAGTATTTCCAGATAAGAACGGCAGCTCCGGCAAGCGCAGCCACGATAAGACCAACCGGACTGATCAGCGCCCCGATAGCGCCTCCCAGTAAAGAAACGGAACCCGTCACCATTCCCCATAGTGCTGGCAGGACCCTGACAGCATTCATTGATCCGGTCAGGAGAGAAAAACCAAGACGCAGTTTTGCCAGCGGACCAGCAAGCACACCAATAGCCAGCGACAACGAGCCAACCGTTGCAGTCATTGCCAGCAACGCACCGCCTGCTATCAGTAGCTGGCGCGTCAGTGCCGGATGGGCCTGCGCCAGCGCCGTCACCCTTGATACCACCCGCGCGAGCCACTGCGTGACAGAACGCAGCGGACCGTCAATCAGATCTGCAATGCGGATGCGCAACCCTTCCCATGCACTGCCGAGTGATTTCAGATCGCCGTCAAGGTTGTTGGCCATAACCTTTGCTGTGCGTTCAGCCTCACCGCGCGCGCCTTCAAGTTCTTTTCTCAGTTTGGGTAAGGAACCGTCACCCGCTGCATCAACGAGCGCCATAAACGATGTGAAAGCCTCTTCTCCGGCAATGTCCTTAAAGAACGATACCCGGTCAACTTCCCCGTATTTGCGGGTGGCTTTATAAAGGTCGGCCAGCACATCCTCCATCGGGCGCATTTTGCCCCCGGCATCCGAGACGGACACGCCCAGCTCTTTCAGAGCTTCTGCCGCCGCCTTTGGCGGTGATGCCAGACGAGCCAGGCTGGCACGCATTGCCGTCCCGGCATCACTCCCTCTGATGCCCATATTCGCCAGCACGCCAGCCATCGCTGCGGCCTGCTCCAGCGATATTCCCAGCTTACCCGCCACCGGACCTGCATATTTCATGGTTTCGCCCAGTGCGCGAAGGTCAGTGTTGGTACGGGTAAACGCTGCGGTGAGTGTGTCACCAACCCGGTCCATCTGGTCAGCAGAAAGGCCGAACTGCGTCAGGATATTTGAGCCAATATCTGCCGTCTCGCCGAGATCCATACCGCCAGCCGTTGCCATGCTCAGCACGCCGGGAAGCGCAGCCTGAATGGCCTGCGGAGTGAAGCCAGCCATTGCAAGAAATGCCTGTCCACTGGCGGCATCGCCTGCGGTGAACTGCGTTTCAGAGCCAAGTTTTAACGCCTGCTCACGCAGCGCCTTAAACTGCGGGCTGTTCTGGTCGATTCGCGTCAGTGCCTGAACGCGGGACATCTCTTTGCCGAACCCGATCGCAGGCTGCAAAAAACGCCCGGCAGCATAGCCGCCCGCCGCTGCCGCACCAATTGCCAGCGCACCACCTGTTTTCAGTTTTCCCGCTGTTTCCTGCGCGCGCGAATACCGCTCACGCGCCCGCGTTACACGCGCAAGCGCCTGCCGTTCGCGTTCAAGCTGGTTGTTGTACTGTTCGGTGCGTCTGATGGCCTGCTGGATGGTGTTATCGCTGCCTGTCAGGGAAATGCCGTGGCGTTTCAGCTCTCCGCCAAGCTCCCGCATTTTCTGAATTTCCCGTGTGCGCGATTCATTCAGGCGTTCAAGCCGGGTGCTTAACTGCTGCATCAGCTTTTGTTGTTTTTCGCTGAGCACTGTACCCGTGCGTTGTAACTGATTAAGGGCGTTAAGCTGGCGTCGTGCTTTCACGATGCCAGCATCCGCTTTACTGACAGCGTCACGGGCGCGCTCAAATGAACGCGCCTGACGCTCGAGATTTTTGATCGCCCCCTGCGTTCGCTGGATGGAGTCACCAAACTGCCCCATCAGGCGGCGGGCGTTTTCGGCAGGCCGGGTCAGCCTGTCAACGGCGCTGAAAGCGACCCGGATATCAAGAGTCTTCATTATCTGCATTCCCGCTGCGAAGTGCCGCCCGCTCGCGCCAGCTAACCACTTCGCCGGGCGTCATCATGAAGATTTCGGCGGGCGACCAGTTAAAAATGGCGGCAATATCCGCCACCAGATCTTCGATGTGCTCAAAGCACACCAGGGTGATTACGCTGCCGTCTCCTGCACGCTCTTCGCGCCAGAGTCTGGCTCGCTCATAAAATTTACAGCCACTGCGCACAACTGAATAAAATCGCGTGACGACATTTTTTTAATCATCACTTCATCCAGTCGTGGCGAGGTCACGCGAGGCAACAGCGTAAACATGGTATCCGCTTTCAGATTCAGCACATCAGACAGCGACAGACCACGCAGGGATCCAGCCTGCTCAATAGCCCCGGTGATCTCCACATACGTGATTTTTTCGCCACCACGCTCAATTGGTCGGGTCAGTTTTACGCCACGTTCGACAGCCATATCCTCACCTGCCGTCACATCATCCGCCACGGTGTTATTCCGGGTTTCAGTATCGATGTCTTTCATCAGTTGTCTCCTTTTCAGTCAGAGGCGACGCACTGCGCCGCCTGCATATTACTTATCAGCCAAGCCCAAGCGCGGAACGGATACGGTCAGGCACAATGTCCTTGCCGTCCTTCCGGTAGATGTGGTTCAACAGGTCGATTTCCCACAGCGGGCGATCGTTAACGCTCAGCTTGTAGTAGGTGTTTTTGACAGCGTAAGTGTGTGATGTGGCTTCGCCCTGTTTGGCTTCCCCCATATCAATTTCCGTCACACGCCCGCGCATCTCGATTTCATACAGATCGCTTTCTGCATCGGTGTAGTATTCACCCGCAAAACGCAGCAGCGTGCCGTCAATCGTGCCGCCATATTTAAGGAACAGCGCACGAACAGCTCCCCCCATGACAAAACTCGCATCAAGCGCGGAGTCGTCCAGACCGAGATCAATACTTACCGCCCCCATCATGCCACCACCACGATAGCTGTCGGTTTTGCGCGTCAGTTTGGGCGGCGTGACAGATGTCACTTTACCCACTTCGTTTTCACCATCCACAAACAACGTAAAAAAGCGAAGATGTTTTGGTACAGCCATCAGGCACCTCCCAGCACCGCAAATGCGGGACCAAAGAATTCATCAGTAAACGTCTGGTAAAGCTCCATGTCTTCCAGCGGGGGAACAGGCGTATATTTGTAGCGAATACGCACACGTCCCTGACGTAAATTCGTGGTGCCGTTATCCACCACGTCATACCAGCACTCCGCACCAATCAGTTTCCCGGCAGTAACCAGCGAATCCAGTTTTGCCCTGATGGCGCTGATAACATCCTTCACGTTCGCAGGTGTCAGTGGACTGTCGATGGTTTCAAACTGCGCTTCCGCAATTGAATCAGCCAGCACCTGTGCGGTTCGGGTATACACCTCAAAGATGTAGGCGTTCGTTTCCGGTGTGCGGTTGCCCCAGAAGCGGAACCCGTTGCGACGAATAATGGTCGTGATTTCTTTGTTGTTGAGGCTGTTGGCATCGCTGTCTTCGGCCTGCAACGACCAGAACACATGCCTGGACATTCCCAGCACATTTTTAACCGGAACGTTGGACAGCGATTTGTGCCAGCCCTGCTCATGGTCAATGTACGCACGAAGGCCGCACGCATAAGCAGGCGCGGGGAACGTTTCGTTTTTGCCACTTTTCGGGTTGTAGGCGATGAAGTCCGGCCATAAGAGCATCACCTCACGTTCGTTGAATTTCTGGCGGTAGGTAATCGCCTCAGCCATCGTGTTACAGCCGTGACATGAGGCATACACAAACGCGCGCAGTTTACCTGCAATCACGCACAGGGATTTTGTTACAGCCTCCGTGTCCAGCTCCGGCGCGGCCAGAATACGCGGACGGTATCCGATGCTTTCATCCTGCTCTGCAACAAGCAGCGCATACATCCCCGTATAGCTGCCGTCATCCTCAGAACCACCGATAACCAGTTGATCCTGCGTCTTTCCGTCTTCTTCTTTGTGTTCAGCCACGCGAACGACGATCACCTTTGTGCTCACCTGGTCTGCGATGGCCTTAAGCGCACGATAAAGCGTCCCCGTTGTCCCGCATTTTCCCAGCACGTCATTGACGCGGGTCAGCAGTGTGGGCTTATTCAGCGGGAACAGCTTCGCGTCCGCATCATCCGCCGTTGCCACGATACCGATAACGCTGGAATCAACATCGTTAATCGCTGTTACCAGGTCGGTATTTTCCGTAACACGGGCACCATGAAAACGAGTTTCACTCATAGCTTCAGCCCCTTGTATCCGTTAAATGATTCGGCAACAATCATCACCCACCACGCGCGTAATCTCACCCCTGCGCCGTTCTTCCGACCCAGAGACAACAAAAAGCAGTAACCCCCTCCGCACGCACATGCGACCATGCCGCACAGGGAGGGAACAGATGACCGACACCACCATGCAATTGCTCAGTCAGAGCACAGACCCCGTGAAAATGCCGGATTTTGATATTCTCGCGGAGGGTAAAACGCTGTCAGGCGTGGCAGAGCGCCTGATGAGCCTGTCACTGACCGACAACCGGGGATTTGAGGCGGACCAGCTCACCATCACGCTGGATGATGCGGATGGTCAGTTGCAGCTACCGCCACGGGGCGCGCGCCTGACGGTTCTCATTGGCTGGAAAGGAGAACCGCTGACAGAAAAAGGCACTTACATTGTTGATGAAATCGCTCACGAAGGACCGCCGGACAGGCTGACTGTTTCAGCCAGAAGCGCAGATTTTCGGGATGAATTTAACGTTAAACGTGAGGTGTCCTGGCATGATGTGACCGTTGAGCGTGTGGTATCCGCCATCGCTCATCGGTATGGTCTGAAACCGCAAATCAGCGAAATGCTGATGGATATCGAAATCGACCACGCCGACCAGACCGAAGAAAGCGACATGTCCTTCCTTACGCGCATGGCGGAAATGCTGGGCGCAATCACCACGGTAAAAAGCGGTAATCTGTTATTCATCATGCCCGGCGGTGGCGTGAACGCACAGGGCCAGCCGTTGCCATCGTTTGCCATCACACGCAGCAGCGGCGATCGCCATCAGTTCCGCATTGCTGACCGCGAGGCGTATACAGGGGTACGCGCTTACTGGCTTGATCTTAATTACGGGAAAAAGAAAAAAGTCAGCGTGAAACGCCGCAAACCGCCAAAACCCAAAAAGGAGAAAAGCAGCAGCCGTGAAGGTGATTATATGGAAGGCGCAGAAGGCAATGTGTTTGTGTTACGCAAGACTTATCAGAACGAGCAGGCAGCAAGACGCGCAGCGGCGGCAAAGTGGCAGCAGCTACAACGCGGAGCCGCATCATTTTCCATCACGCTGGCGCGTGGACGTGCAGAACTCTACCCCGAAATGCATGGCACGGTAACAGGATTTAAAAGCGAGATTGATAATCAGGACTGGATTATTGCGAAAGCCGAGCACACCATTGATAACAGTGGCTTTACCACGCAGCTTGAGCTTGAAGCAAAAATTCCGGAATGGATCGTAGAAACAGAATGAGTAAATTAGATGCATTAGCTCAGTCATGAGTTTACTGATTACGTACGGCACAGAAGCAGACCTGATAGTTTGCTCTGTGCCAGAAACGGACATTGCCGACATCATAATCGACACAAATTACATCAATCACCTATGTGATTACGTTCTATATATCTTACAATCTTCTCTAAAGATTCAAATCCCCACCTCTGCATAGCATGTGGGAATTCTGTATATTCATAATCTTCTATGGTGAGATCCCATGTACTTTTCTTGAATTCACACTGATATAATCGCACAGTCTTGTTTAAAACCAACCCTTCTAACACACTGCTTTTCTTAATGATTTTGTCAATGTCTTTATTGTTAATCCCAATGTAGATAGCTGTTACCGAACTTAAATCAGTTATCTTGTCAATTAAAATATTTTCTTGCTTTTGTAATAGCCCCACTCGCTTTATTATTCTAACTTCTTCTTCATATTTCCAATGCAATGATTTAGTAAGCAATAATTTACTAATTACATCAGCGCTATAAATGTTTTCTTGACTGATTTTTAGTTTACTTTTTATTCGACTCTCTAAATAATTAATGTCACCTTTCTGTGCCGTAATTAGGCATTTTTCTTCATCATCAAACCCTGCCCTTTCTGTGTCAATTGCTACAACAAACCCCTGATGTTTATCAGCATAATGTGACCACATCAGTACATTGAGAGGATTTTTAGAAAGGCATAAGCAGGCAACATTTTGATTGATCTCCCCCCTCATAGCTAATGGTTCAAGCGATTCACCATCTAATGAAAGTTCATAGCCATAGCTTTCAAAAGGATCATTAAACTCACTATATGGAGTGAATTTTATAGAGATGTAACCATCTTTAAAAAATCGTTCCAATGATGTCTTATCTATATATTTATACAGAATCATAATATATTCAGAATTAATTATAGGTGTTATCAGTATACAGTACTTCAACAAGTAGATGTAAAGATCCCATTTAAACGTTCCTCCTCAATACGCGGATTAAACAAATTAAAGCATCTTACTCAAAATGGACCATCAGTTGGATTTAGAGCCAACACAACCTAGAATAGCGGCAGCACCACGTTAAGGGAGGTCGCTATGTTCCGTTGTCCGCTTTGTGGCGCATCTGCCCGTATCCGCACCAGTCGTCCGGAAAATGATTCAAACACCGTGCGACAAAAGTATTACCAGTGCAACAACCTGGAATGCGGCGTATGCTTCTCAACACTGGAAGCTTTCCATAAATTCACATCGAAACACGCCTCCGGCGTTCACTCTTCAGAAGGTATCCCGTGGCATGAGCTGCCAGCTTCACACAGGGGAAACAATCAGATGAGTTTGCCTTTACCTCAGAATTAACAGGCAGAATTGCCGGAGTAACAAAAAAGCGATAGATTACGCGCGGGTGCCTTTCGGCTGATGGTCGGAGGGAATACCCGAAGGCCAGATGTGGAAAGGCCCCGGAAAACATTTCTGTTTAACCGAGGCCCTAACACTTCTTACCTTCGCAAGTAGAAGGTTAGCGCCTCTCCTCTCAGGAGACAAGCGTTATGACGCAAATTCCGTTAAAAACCCTGTTACTTTGCATAACTGCGGTAGCGATAATCTGGATCCTCCACACATCACCGTGCGAGTTACGATTCAGGTTTGCTGGCACGGAAATTGCGGCATTCTTACTATGTAATAAGTAAGATAACCGCGACGGGGGAGTAATCCCCCGTCAATCGGTTGCTAAGGTTGGTCGAAACGGCACCCTATCTCACAGACATGAACAACAAACCCGCAGCGTAAAAACTGCGGGTTTTCTTTTTGGTGCCCTCACAAATGAGGGCACCATACATAAGCAATAGGCATAACAGATCAATGCAATAAATCCGATCGATAAAAACGATCGATTTGTTATCATATCGGCAGCAGTAACCACACAAGAGGTGCCGCAAATGACGCAAAATGTACGATGCAAAAATTGCAACAAACTACTTGCCCGCGCCTCATTTCACTACATTGAAATAAAATGTCCGCGCTGCAAAACACTTAACCAGATAACGAGAGCCATCGAGCACCCCACACACATGAGGAGTTATGACCGTGGGGATCGCAATCCAGCACCAACCAGCACATACACCGGAACACACTAAGGTTTATCAGACTGACAATGCCACGCTCTGTCGTGGGAATGCGCTGGAAATATTGCCGCTGATTGAGCCAGAAAGCATTGATGCCTTAATCACTGACCCGCCTTACAGTTCGGGTGCGACACACAAGGCCGGACGCACCAACCAGGGCAGCCATGCAAAATATCTGAACGGCGAGAACCTTCACCGCTTTGATGGGTTCGCGGGTGAAAACATGGACGCCCGTTCGTGGGCTTACTGGACACAATTATGGATGGCACAGGCACACCGCGCAGTCAGGCCGGGCGGTTATGCCCTGGTATTTACTGACTGGCGACAACTACCAGCTTTAACCGATGCGTTTCAGGCCAGTGGCTTTACATGGCGCGGCATCATTGCGTGGAACAAAGGGAGGGGGTCACGAACACCACATACCGGGTATTTCCGGCATCAGTGCGAATACATCGTCTGGGGCAGCAAAGGCCATTTAGATAAATCGCCTTCGGGACCGTTCGACGGCTGCATGACGTTCCCGGTTATCTCGTCAAAGAAAATGCACCCGACCGGAAAACCAGAAGAACTAATGGCGGAACTGGTCAGGACTGTGAATAGTGGCGGAACAGTCCTTGATCCTTTTATGGGGTCAGGGACAACGGGTGTGGCTGCACTGAAAGCAGGACGCAAATTTATTGGTATAGAAACCAGTGATCATTATTTTGATGTAGCAACACAACGGCTCAAAACGGCGATCGAACCATAAGACAAAGCCCGCAATGTTGCGGGCTTACTCTACCTCTCGAAAATGTGGTCACTGCGTGGACATACGCTGATACAAATCCTTTTATATCAATAAATTAAATCTTTGTTTTTTTCATCAACAAGGATTTTCACGTTTGTGTTACCTGTATGAGACGAGAGTTAACCGGACAAGTGTGCCATAATCTCGCGGCCAGGCATACTTGCGAAGATTTCAGGTATAAGGATACGTAATGATACAACCTATTTCCGGCCCTCCTCCTGGGCAACCACCAGGTCAGGGAGATAACCTGCCGTCTGGCGCGGGCAATCAGCCTTTATCCAGTCAGCAACGTACTTCGCTGGAAAGCTTAATGACGAAAGTGACCTCACTGACGCAACAGCAAAGAGCAGAACTGTGGGCGGGTATCAGGCACGATATTGGTCTGTCGGGAGATTCACCGCTGCTTTCGCGTCACTTCCCTGCCGCTGAGCACAATCTGGCGCAACGTCTGCTGGCCGCGCAAAAAAGCCATTCTGCCCGCCAGCTTTTAGCGCAATTAGGGGAGTATTTACGTCTGGGGAATAATCGTCAGGCGGTCACGGATTATATCCGTCATAACTTTGGCCAGACGCCGCTGAATCAGCTCTCACCGGAGCAATTAAAAACAATTCTCACCCTGTTGCAGGAAGGGAAGATGGTTATTCCGCAACCGCAGCAGCGCGAGGCGACCGACCGTCCTTTATTACCGGCGGAGCACAATGCGCTTAAACAGCTGGTGACCAAACTTGCGGCGGCAACGGGGGAACCCAGCAAGCAGATCTGGCAATCGATGCTGGAACTTTCCGGGGTGAAAGATGGCGAGTTAATTCCAGCGAAACTGTTTAACCATCTGGTGACCTGGCTACAGGCGCGTCAGACGCTAAGCCAGCAAAATACGCCGACACTGGAATCACTACAGATGGCGCTAAAACAACCTTTAGATGCCAGTGAACTGGCGGCGTTATCGGCATATATCCAGCAAAAATATGGCCTGTCTGCGCAATCATCGCTTTCTTCTGCCCAGGCCGAGGATATTCTTAACCAGCTTTATCAACGGCGGGTTAAAGGGATTGATCCGCGTGATATGCAACCGCTGCTTAATCCTTTTCCACCGATGATGGACACGTTGCAAAATATGGCAACGCGTCCCGCACTGTGGATACTGTTAGTCGCGATTATCCTGATGCTGGTCTGGCTGGTTCGTTAA